GTATACAAGAGCAACAAAAAGACCCATTGATACAAATGAAAGAAAAAGAAGTTGCTATTAAAGAAGCTGAAGTGCAACGTAAAACTCAAGAAGGACAAGCTAAAATAATGTTAGATGCTTCTAAGGCTAAAGCAAATAAAGACTTAGAAGAAAAACGTATTACTTCTCAAGAAGAAGTAGCGGGTATGCAAGTAGGACAGCGTATTGCAAGCGATCTGCTTGCAAATCAACAATTAGATAAAAAAGCAGACCGTGAAGATTATATAAAAGGTGTTGACATTGGAATTGATTTAGCTAAAGATATCAATAACAATGGTAAATGATATCACAGAGCAATCACTTTCAGTTTTTTTAAAAAAAAGACTAAGAGAAGCAATGAACCAACATGCTGATCATATATCAACTGGTGCATGTAAAGATTATAGCGATTATCAAAAAATGGCTGGCGTTATCGAGGGATTAGCCCTTGCAGAAAGAGAAGTATTAGACTGGACTGAAAAACATTTAAAATAAGGACTCGACCCTTAGTCGTGCAAAAATATGGCAAAAGTAAAACAAATACCTAAAGAAAAACCACCTATAGAGCTAGATACTAAAAGTCAATTACCTGAACCGAAAGGTTGGAAGTTGTTAATTGCTATGCCACAAGCTAAAGAAAAAACTGATGGCGGTATTATTAAAGCAGCACAAACAAGAGATATTGAAGAAACTTCAAATATTTGTGGTTATGTATTAAAAATAGGTCCTGATGCTTATAGAGATTCTAAAAGATTTCCAAGTGGAGCTTGGTGCAAGAAAGGAGATTGGGTAGTATTCCGAGCTTATTCTGGCACTCGTATAAAAATGTACGAACAAGAGTTTCGCTTAATTAATGACGATACTGTGGAAGCAGTCGTTGATGATCCTACAGGAGTAGTTAGAGCATGAGTGAGTTAGAAGAACAAGAAGTCCAATCACAATCTCAAGAAGGTAAATTTTTTGGTGTAAAAACAGAAATCAATACATCTAAACCTGATTTAGAGGTTGAAATTGTTGATGATACTCCTGAAGAAGATCGTAGACCAAAAAAAACAGAATCAACAGAACCTGCTGATGATGATACTTTAGATCAAGAAATTTCAGATTATAGTAAACGTGCTGGTGATCGTATTAATAAAATTAAATACGAATTTCATGAAGAGCGTAGAGCTAAAGAAGCAATAGAAAGAGAAAATCACGAAGCTGTACATCGCTTAAAAACCATGATGTCTGAAAATGAAAGACTTCAAGCAATGGTTAGTCAAGGCGGAGAAGCTCTTAATAAACAAGCACTTAACAATGCTCAATGGGCAAAACATAATGCTCAATCACAATTTAAATCAGCTTATGATGAAGGTGATGCAGATAAAATGGCTCAAGCTCAAGAGTTGCTTGCTAAAGCTACTTATGCAGAACAACAGTCATCTGGTTATGCAGCTTCATTACAACAAAATGTAGATCAAAATTTACCTAAAGAGCAACCAGTACCAGAACAAATACCTCGTACTATGGATGCTGATATGAAGGAATGGTCTAATAAAAATTCATGGTTTATGAATAATACAAATTCAGATCATCAAGTAATGACAGCATATGCTATGTTTTTAGATCAAAACCTTAAAACAAAAGGTGTTGATCCTGCAACAAAATCTAAAGAATATTATAGTGAAATTGATAAAAATATGAAAAATCAATTTCCTGAATTTTTTGGTGTACAAAGCTCTACAGAAGAATCAGTAGAATATGCACCAAAACGACAACCAGCAAATGTTGTCGCACCCGCTTCGAGGAATAGTGGGAAAAAACCTCGCTCAATACGTCTGACTCAGAGTCAAGTTGCCATCGCTAGGAAGCTTGGAATAACTCCAGAATCATACGCAAATCAACTCATACGGGAGAGTTAAAATGTCAAAAGAAAACAATAAAGTAAATAATACACAAACAATTTCTAATGATGATCCTGCAAAACAAGAGCGTAACCCTAGAGGTGTTGATAGCCGAGAAGCTACACAAAGAATACAAAGTTGGGATAACCCATCAAATCTACCAAGCCCTGAACCACAAGCTGGCTGGGTTTTTAGATATATTAGAACAAGTCTTTTAGGTAAGGCAGATAATCCTAATGTATCTAAGAAATTCCGCGAAGGCTGGGAAGCTTGTCGTTTAGAAGATCATCCAGAACTGCAAATCCATATGATGGATCACAATTCTGAATGGGCTGGAAGAGGTAATGTAGAGATTGGTGGACAGTTATTATGTAAGATGCCAAAAGATCAAGCGAAAGCTAGAGATGAGCATTTCCAAAAAATTGCTCATACACAAATGGAATCTGTAGACAACGCATATTATAAAGATCAAGACTCTAGAATGGCAACCAAACAAGTGTTTGAACGCAAATCTAGAACAACTTTTGGAAGTGATTCTTAGACTCACTTACTTTTATTTAAAATCTCAAAGGAGAGATAATTATGTCCGCAACAGCAACTCCTCACGGAGCTTTACCTGTTGGTTCTTTAGTCTCTTGCGCATTCAACTCTAAAATTACACACTATAAAATTAAAAATGCTTTTGGCACTTCTATATTTTTTGGTGACTTTGTAAAATGGGCTGATGACAATCCTAATACCACTATCCAAAAAGATACTGGTACTACAGCTTGTACACCTATAGGAATATTTATGGGTTGCGCATATACTGATCCAACAACAGGTCAATTTACACCAAACCAACATTTCCCTGCTTCAATAGCGGCAGATGATATTGTTGCTTATGTAGCATCAGACCCTTTCGTTATTATGCAAATGCAATGTGATGGCGCAGCAACCCAAGACGCTCTTGGTAAAAACTGTGCAGTAGCATTAACAGCAGGGTCAACGGCAATAGGTCGAAGTAAAAATGTGGTAGATATTTCTACTGCAAACACAACAAACACACTACCTTTAAAGATTATTGATTTTGTCGATGGTCCTGATAGTGCAGTTGGTGATGCTTTTACAGACGTATTGGTTATGTTTAACGTAGGTCATCAGTTGTTAAATACAACTGGTATCGGATAAAAGGGGTATATAGTTATGGCGATATCAAGAGCGCAAGAGCTACATCAACTCCTTCCGGGCTTAAATGCCTTATTCGGAGACGAGTATGCTCGTTATGACAATCAGCACGAAGAAATCTACACATCTGAAAACTCTGAAAGATCGTTTGAAGAGGAACTCAAGTTGTCAGGATTTGGTGCAGCACCAGTAAAGAATGAAGGATCATCTATCAATTATGATACTGCTCAAGAATCTTTTGTGGCACGTTACACCCACGAAACAATTGCGATGGGATATGCGATTACAGAAGAGGCAATGGAAGATAATTTATATGTTTCACTCTCTGCTCGCTATACTAAAGCTTTGGCTCGTGCAATGAGCTACACAAAGCAAGTAAAATCTGTTTTTCCATTAAACAATGGATTTACTAACAGCTTTCAGGGCGGTGATGGTGTAAACCTATTCACAGCTTCTGGAGATGGCGTTACTGGTGGTGATGGACATCCATTAGTAAACGGTGGCACAAACTCTAACAGACCAGCTACTGCTGCTGACTTGAATGAAACATCTTTAGAAGATGCAGTAATTCAAATTGGTAAGTGGACTGATGAAAGAGGACTAAAGATTGCAGCACGACCAAGAAAATTGATCGTACCTAGCGAACTTCAGTTTACTGCTACACGCTTGCTTTCAAGTGAATACAGAGTCGGTACTGCTGACAATGACATTAATGCAATTAAGAGCAATGGTGTGATACCAGAAGGTTTCTCAGTTAATAATTATTTAACTGATACTAATGCCTTCTTTATCGTTACTGATGTTCCTGATGGTATGAAGCATTTTGTTAGAAGTCCTATGACCACCAATATGGATGGTGACTTTGATACTGGTAATGTTAGATACAAAGCTAGAGAAAGGTACTCCTTCGGGGTATCTGATCCACTTGGTGTCTGGGGTTCTCCGGGTAGTTCGTAAGAAGTAATGGGAGACTCAGCAATGGGTCTCCCTTTTTTTATATCTAGGATTTTTTAATTGTCTATCAACTGACCTAGAGCAGACTTTGCCAAGATGATAGATTTATTCTCTTCAGGAGGGAATTATGGCTAATACAACTTTTAATGGACCAGTCAGGTCCGAAAATGGCTTTAAAACCATTGATACAAACACAACAACAGGTGCAATTACTGATGGTTTAGTAATCAATGCAGACGGTAATATCTTTACAGATGCAGGTGGACATACACAATATGTTGCAGCAACTGGATATGGACCAGCCGATTTTATTGTAGGTAAAGGCGGAAGCCAATATGGAACAGTTGACCCGTTTACTTCAGGGCTTACTCAATTATTTCCATTAGGCAGCAGATTACTTTACGGTAATACCGTTTTTGCTTATGGTCGATTAGCAGCAACAGCCGTTACAGCAGGTAAATGTGTAACTCACGCTGCTTCAATAGCACATCACTTTGATTTAACTCCAACCGCAGGTGTCGCTGCTGGTGAAACTGCAATTTCAGTTGAAACCGCAGGTACAGACATTACGCTAAATCAATACGCTAATGGTTATCTATATGTAAATGATGCCGCTGGTGAAGGTCAAATGCTTAGAATTAAATCTAACCCAGCACATGACCATTCAGCAGATCCATCAATAGTTATTACTTGTTATGATGATTTAGCAACTGCAATAACTACCAGTTCAAGAATTACATTAATTCCTGATCCTCGTAGTGCGCAAATTGTTCAAGCCGCTACAACCACAGGTGCTACACTAGGTGTAACTGTTGTCGATATGGCAGCAAGTGCTTATGGTTGGTTTTCAGTTTCAGGACCAGCTACTGTATTAACTTCAGGAACACTTGTTGTTGGTAACCATGCAGTTCCTTTAGGTGCAGCTGGAGCAGTTGGACCAGCCGCTGGTGATGTGATTCAGGTAATTGGTACAGTTATGATAGTTAACGTAACTACTGATTATTCATTGATTAATCTCACTGGAATTATCTAGGGGTAACTTATGGGAGCTAGATCAGACGTTCTAGCGGTAACAATTACCGCAGACACAGTAGCCTTAGATGCTGATGGAATCTCAGTAGCCGCTTCAGTCGGTAATAACGCAGCACTTACTATAGGTGGTGCGTTAGCTTCTGGCGGAGCAGTTGCACTTAGCCATGGAAGAATAGTGACTATTCTTTCTGCTGGGAATGATGCAGCTAAATCGTTTACTGTTACGGGAACTGATGTTAATGG